CTCCTAATGAAAAAAAATTAGAAGTTAGTCTAGATGCTCTTCGTAAAGAAAGAATCTTTATTGCGACCCCGTGCTACGGCGGTCAATTAACGGAAGCTTATTTTCGATCAACAATTCGTTTATTAACATTTTGCAATCAACATCAAATCCCAGTAGCGTTTGGTACAATTGCAAATGAATCTTTAGTTACAAGAGCACGTAATGTTCTTGTGGCATATTTTCTACAAAGTAATTTCACTCGTTTGATGTTTATTGATGCTGATATCGAATATCAGGTTGAAGACGTTATTAAATTAATTGCACACAACAAAGATGTTGCAGTTGGTGCCTATCCTAAGAAGGGTGTTAATTGGCAGCGCATTCGTGATAGCGTTAAACAAACAGACCAACCACTTGATGACAAAGCAATTGCATCTTTTGGTAGTGACTACGCAATTAACTTTAAGTTCCTTAATCGCGAACAAAAACAAATTGCAATTGAAAATGGTCTAATTCGTCTACACGACGGCGCAACAGGCTTCATGATGATTAAGCGTGAAGTTATAGACCAGATGATTGAGAAGTATCCAGAGTTAAAATATAACAACGACTTGAATACACCTCCAGAATTGAATCCTCACTTCTATGCATTCTTCGACACAATGATTGATCCTAAAGACAAGCGTTATTTGTCTGAGGATTACACATTCAGCAGACGCTGGCAAGATATCGGCGGAGAAATCTGGCTTGATCCTTCAATCTCCTTGAACCACTACGGTTCATTCAACTTCCAAGGTAATCCTTCGCAAATTATCCAAGTTGGTTAAATAGGTAAATTATATTATGAAATTATCAGATCTACAAGAATCCTGGGCAGAGGATTGTAAGATTAATGAGATGAATCTTGGCCATGAATCTGCGAGGACTCCAAACCTTCATGCCAAGTATTTGAACTACCTATCTTCAACACGCCTCAACCTTCGTAAAGCTGAGTCTGACTATTTGAATTGTCGTCGTAAGAAATATCGTTATTATCGCGGCGAGATGTCACAAGCAGAATTGACAGACGAGGGTTGGGAACAATGGCAAGGCAATAAACCATTAAAGAATGAAATGGATGAGTTTCTAACTGTTGATTATGATCTTGTTTTATATCAAGACAAAGTCGAATATTTTAAAACAGTAATGTATCAGTTAGAACAAATCATTCGCTCTTTGAACAGTAGAACATGGGATATTAAAAATGCTATTGAATGGAATAAATTTACCAACGGCATGATGTAATGGCAGATATCGAATTATCGAAAAAAGACGAAGCATATTTAAAAGTAAGATGTGAACCTTCAATAGGACAAGAGTTAAACGATCATTTTTCTTTTGATGTTCCTGGTGCTAAGTTTCATCCTCTTTATAAATCTCGTATGTGGGATGGTAAAGTACGACTTTACTCTATGTTCACACAAGAATTATATGTAGGACTAAAAAGCTACCTAGAACGATTCTGCGAAGAACGAGATTATGTTATTGATTATTCTAATTATGTAGAAGAAAACGATGCAGTTACTTACGACATAGTTAGAAAGTTTTGCGAAGATCTAAATGTTGGCTCAAAGGGTAAACCTATACAAATTAGGGATTATCAATTTGATGCAGTATTTCAAGCAATTAAAGATGGCAGGAGATTATTATTGTCCCCAACAGGGTCAGGTAAATCTCTTATCATTTACTGTTTAATCAGATGGCATGAACGAGTTGGTCGTAGACAATTAATACTTGTTCCAACGACTTCTTTAGTTGAACAGATGTATTCGGATTTTCAAGATTATTCTTGTTTAAATGGCTGGAAAGCCTCAGAACATTGTCATCGTATTTATGGCGGGCACGAAAAGTCTAATGAATATGATATAGTCATTAGTACTTGGCAATCAATTTATAAATTGCCCAAACAGTTCTTTGCAGATTTTAAAGCAATTTATGGTGACGAAGCTCATTTATTTAAAGCAAAGTCATTAACAAGTATACTAAATAAATGTACTACTACTCCATATAGAGTTGGGACGACAGGGACATTGGATGGTACTCATACCCATAAATTAGTTCTAGAAGGATTGTTTGGGCCAGTTTATAAAGTCACAACAACCAAAAAATTAATTAACGATAAAACACTTGCAGACTTAGAAATTTTTAATATCATTTTAGAATATTCTGATGAAATTAAAAAAGCCCAAAAAGGTAAATCATATCAAGATGAAATGGATTTTTTAGTTCAGCATGAAGCTAGAAATAAATTTATTAGAAATCTTGCAATAACACAGACGAGCAATACGTTAGTGTTATTTCAGTATGTTGAAAAACATGGCAAAGTTTTAAAAGATATGATTGAAGAAAAAGCGGTGAATCGAAAAGTGTTTTTTGTTTATGGTGGAACTGATACTGAGCAGCGTGAAGATATTCGTAGAATTACCGAAACAGAGACTGATGCAATTATTGTTGCTAGCTATGGTACTTTCTCTACAGGAATAAATATTAAAAACCTGCATAATATTATTTTTGCTTCACCCTCAAAATCGAGAGTAAGAAACTTACAATCTATTGGTCGAGGCTTGAGAACAAGTGAAAGTAAGACATCGTGTAAACTATATGACATTGCAGATGATTTAACATGGAAATCTAAAAAGAATTATACATTATTGCATATGATTGAACGAATAAAAATTTATAATGATGAGCATTTTAACTATAAATTAGTAAAGGTATCATTATAATGGAAGAAGAAAAAGTAAATTATAAATTTTTGCGCCTCACATCTGGCGATAGCATAATCTGTAAAACGAAAGATGATTGTAAACAATTGACAGGCAAGCGCATCATTAGTGTGACAGACCCAGTAATCTTAAATATGTTACGATTGCCTAGAGATGGTGTGTTAATAGAATCATACGTATTGTTTCCTTTATTTAGTTTTTCAGAGGAAAACGTATATGAAATCCCAGTACATCAAATTGTAGTTGCAACAAACATCAAAGAAAGCTTGAAAAATAACTACTTAGAGTATATAATGTATAGAGACAACAAAGACGAGCTGTATACTGAAAGCGATGACGCTGAAGAAACAGATGAAGAAATTATTGAAGAATTATTTGAAAAATTTGAACAATCTTTAGGAGATGTGAATGACGAAAACAACGACGACGCCGGAGAGCGAGATATTAGAATTGATCGAGGAAATAGAAGAATCCTTCATTAAAGAAGAAATCCCCGCCAAGGCCCCTGCCCATTATGTAAACAACAAACAGTTTCTTGCTGCTCTTATAGAATATAAAGAGGCATTAGACAAAGCCAAAGCTGCAGGAGAGGAACCGACTCGAGTACCTCGATATATAGGCGAATGCTTTATTAAAATTGCAACACATTTATCATATAAATCTAATTTTATCAATTACACATTTAGAGATGATATGGTTTCGGATGGCATTGAAAATTGCCTAACTGCTGTTGCAAAATTTGATCCCACAAAATCATCTAATCCATTTGCCTATTATACTCAAATTATTTACTTTGCCTTTATTCGCAGAATTCAAAAGGAAAAGAAACAACAGGCAACGAAATATAAACTCATGGAGAATATGGATATTGATTCTATTATTCAAAATGCAGAAGATTCGGAAGCAGGCCGCCATTTGATTGATTATTTGAAAAAGCAATTAGACACAATCGATCCCGAAAAACGAGAAACGGCATCCGAGACAAAAGCTCGTAAAAAGAAAGCGTCTGAAAAGGATAATCCCATAATTGACATTACTGACTAAATGTCATATAATTCGTTATGAATACAAAAATCAAAGAAGTCTTTAACATTCTGCAAGAAGAATGTGCTGAAGTTATACAAGCAGTTAGCAAATGCGAACGCTTTGGTATTGACAATTTTAAACCCAACAAACCCAAAACAAATAGAGAACATCTAGAAGAAGAGCTCGGTGACATGCTGGCTATGATAGATATTTTATGCGGTATGGGTGTAGTTGACTTAGAACATTTGCGTGTTGCTAAATTGGCTAAAATTGAAAAACTAAAGAAATGGTCTACTATTTTTGAAAGTGAATATGAGCAAAATTAAGATTGCAGAATTATTTTATAGCATACAGGGTGAAGGTCGCTATATGGGCGTACCCTCAGTGTTTTTAAGAACATTTGGTTGTAACTTTAAATGTGCAGGTTTTGGTATGCCTAAAGGAGAACTTAGCAATGAAGCAAACAATGTTGACCCTTCTAAGTATACAGAATATAAATCGTTACCTTTGGTGTCTACGGGTTGTGATAGTTATGCTTCTTGGGATCCTCGTTTTAAGCATTTGTCTCCCGTTCTTTCTACTGATGCGATTGCCGATGCTATTGTTGATACGTTACCGTACAAGGAATGGCGAGACGAACATCTTGTAATTACAGGCGGTGAGCCTTTATTGGGTTGGCAAAAAGCTTATCCTGATCTTTTAGAACATCCTAAGATGCAAGCTCTAAAAGAACTTACTTTTGAAACTAATGGTACACAACTTATAACTGATGAGTTTGATGAATACTTATTTCAGGAGTGGACAAGGTTTGGTCGAGACTATGGTAATATAACATTTTCAGTATCCCCTAAATTATCAATTAGCGGTGAAAAATGGGAAGATGCAATCAGACCAGAAGTTGTTCAACAATATCAATTGTTAGGTAATACATATCTTAAATTTGTAGTTGCAACTAAAGAAGATGCTGAAGAAGCAGAACAAGCAGTAAATGAATATCGCAAATCTGGTTTCGGTGGCGCTGTTTATATTATGCCTTGTGGTGGTACAGAAGAAATGTATTCGTTGAACAATCGTAGTGTTGCAGAATTGGCAATGAAAAAAGGTTGGAGATATTCCGACAGATTACAAATCCCATTATTTAAAAATGCCTGGGGTACTTAATATAAATAATAATGTTACACAAAGGTAACAAATTTCAATCATCATATCCGAGTTAGGAAGGATTCAAAAATGTCATATAACAAGACAAAAACAGACCCAGTATTGGGACAACAAGTTCACGAACACTTAGTTAAAGTGGGAGTGGAAACACCTACATTTAAAG